TTCATGCAAGCCAAGGCGTGGGTTTTCCAAGGTTTGGATTTCCAGCCAGCTTTTTACGGTACGGTTCATGTAGAACACTGGGCGGCCAATTTGGCGCGCACCCGATGGCAACAAGTTGATTGCACGAACCATCAAGCGAATGAGGTTGGCAGGGGAGACGGTGGACAGGTCCGAAACGTCAATGTTTGCAATGCGAACCAGATAGCGCCAATCGCGGACGTGATAACCGGGCATCCATTGGTATTGGGTTTCGTAGCCTTGGTAGCGACCACCGGCAGCGTCGAACAAGGTTTTCTTGCCCAAGTCTTCCACTTGGAGACCGGCCTTGGAGCCCTTCGGGTAAATGCCGTGACAAGTGTTCTTGCCCCAGACGATCAACCAGATTGAAGTGTTGTCGGTGCCAGAACCGCCGCCATGAAGGACGTTTTGAGCAGACTCAGCGTTGGCTACGTTGCGGGTCGAGTAGCGAGGGGCAAAGCCTTGTGGCTGTTCTGGGTTGAGGCCGGAGTTTCCATAGAACATGGAAGTTGCCATTTGCTGGTTGATACCCTCAATAAAGGCAACATCTTCCGACAAACGCCACTCAGCAGATTGACCATTCAGGTTATAGAGAACCTCGTCAACCACCGAATAGTTTTCCAGAATACCGCAAGCGTCCACAATTTGCGCCGTGGTCGATTTGCCGACAGGGACACCTTGGTTGAGCAGACGCCATGCAGCGGCAGGCAAAGACGTGCGAACCGTGCCCTTGTGTCCGGTTGGAAGGTTGCCTTCAAAGAAAGGCATATCCGTCAGGATTTCGTTGGTCTGGGTCAGCAATTCGGCAACAGCAGCCAAGCTACCGTTTGGATCTAGGCGGGTGGTGACATCAACGAGAGAAGGGAAGTTAGCATTAACTGTAGCCATGGGGGACTCCTATTAGGCGCTGCGGCGATAGATGCGTTCGTGAGCTGGAACGTCTTGTTTTGAAGGGGGAGGGGGCGGAACGGTTGGGGTTGCGTTGATCTTGGCGATTAACGCTTCCAGAGCCATGACGCCATCTGCCGTCAGGATTTGAGAAGTTAGGGCATTTGCCTTTTCGCCAAGGTGGCCAATGATAGCGTTCTTGGCAGCGGCAATGCGCTCAGATGGGTTTGCGCCCAACTTAGCCAATTCGGCTTTCATTGCATCAGCTTGCGCCGTTTGATCAGCCTTCATTTGCTCAAGTTCTTTGCGAACCATCATTTCGGCAAACTTGTTGGCTTCAGATGTGGTCAACTTCAACTCGCGGGCAGCTTCAACTAGGGTGAAGTAAGCTGGATTGGTTGTGTCGATTTCAATTGGGTTGCCCGCGTCGTCTTTTAGATCCTCGGGAAGCGCAAGAATGTAGTTTCCATCGGTAGGAATTTCAGCGGCACGGGCGGCTTGCTTGGCTTGCTCGGCTGCGCTCGCCTCGTGAAGTGCCTTGATAGAGTCGACATCGAGATTGCCGTCTTTCCAAAACGCTTCTGGCAAACCCTCTGGTGCAGTCGCGGCTTGTGCCGCTGGTTGACCGGGCTGCTCAGTAGGCGCGACATTGCTAACATCAGCCGGTGAGTCCGGGGATGCGTTTTGGTCGCTCGCTTGGTCCATCAGAGACAAGTGTAAATTCCTCAATCTTGGTGATCAGTTCGAGGACAAGTCTCTTTTTTCCCTCGGCTTCTCGAAACGCACAATCTTCAGCGTTGACGGGAAGCTGCGCCAAGACGTTTTGATCAAACAGCCATTGCATGACCCGACGCCCGGCCGGAGTGGAAAACGTGGCGTGCAAATCTTCGGAAATTGCCGGTGCAGGCGGAGCCGTGCGCGGGGTACGTAGTGAGTCAAACGTTCTAGGCAATCGGGACATCTTGGCTTCCATCCATCGGCATACCGCCGCCTTGCTGCATCATGGCCATAGCCTGTTCTTGGGCAATCTGTTCCTCAGACTTTAGAACCAAGTGGCGCTCATTGGCCGTCTTTTGCAAATTCTCAATTGTTGCGCGGGCATCAATCGGATTCCCGGCCTGCTCCATTTGCAGAAGCGGCGTAACCATGCTCATAATTTGCATGGTGGTTTGAATGTCCTCGAGATCACGGGCCTTAGAAAGTGGCGTGACCGGGCGCAATTGCACAAACTGCTTGTTGAGCGTGACTCCCAAGTCCTGCCCGCGCTTGGCTCTCAGATATGTGAACCGGTTAATGATCGGGAGAACCCAGTTGTTTGTTGCCAAGTCTCGTGGCAATTCCATTCGGCGGGTGTTCCAAGCCTTCTCGTCTACCCATTGGGTAGCGGTCGGGGGAGTCTTGCCGGGCTGATCGGGGCGATCTTGATAAAGCGCCTTCTTAACTTTTGTCTCCAGCTTGTCGCGCTCGAACACGGCTGCATCAAGACGGGCATTGGAGGAAATCGCTTCTGGGGCCTCAGAGTTTGGACCACGGGGCAACCATGTACCAGCGTCGATACCGCCCTCAACGTTCATGATCCCATCGTCCACATAGGACACAACAGGATCAACGTCGCGGTTAAGCGCCTTGAGATACAGATATGATAATTCGTCCAGCGTTCGGGCAGGAGGAAGCGCTTTATAGGCAGGGCCCGGCATCCAAGCGGTAGTGAACGCCTTGCGCCACGGGCAAACAATAAACCCGCATGAGCCCGGCCCAACGTGGGCACCGGGCGCGCTCATGTATTCGACTTTGTTGTTGACCAAGATGACTTGGCACCAAGCCTCAGTCATTGGATCGGACCAGTCTCGAACCCAGCCATCTACCAGATTGACGGTTTTTTTGCCTTCCGCCTCGTCCGACTTTTTCAAGATACCGTTAAAAACAATTTCGGCTTCGGAGCGCTTCATAGGCGTCCACTCGCGGAATCGTCCATCGAATGAGCCCAAGGGTCCGCGTGCCAAAAGAAGCGAGGCTAACTCAATTGGCTGGCAGTCAAACGATTTGCCGGGACCGGGATCTGCAACCGACATGGCCATGACCGAGATTGACCAATCACGGTAGGCCTCACCGGCCGCCTCATAAAAATTTGAGCGTTCGATTTCGCCAAAGACTGCTTGGGCCTCAGCGTCAATCTCTGCCTCGAGTTGCTTCTTTTCCCCGGCGGACAGATTGTCTGTTGGCTCAAACTTTACCCAGCGCTCATGTCGGGGCGTGAACAAGTGAGTCATGTCAGACCCGAAGTCATCCACCGTATCTTGAAGCGTCGTATCAAAAAGATCGTCTTCGTCTTCTGGCTTGCGCGGGCTGTTAATAATTGTCGAGTTGACTCGGTTGGCCAAAGGACGGGCAAAGCGCAGACATTCGTTCAGCCAAATTTGAGCCGTGTTACGGTCTTGGCGGGCAGCATTCAGTTTTTCTTGAACATATTTCTTGTCCACAGGCTACCTCAATTCAGTGTAAAAGTTGTCGCCGCCGCCGCCGCTACCGCCGCCGCCACCTCCACCGGTAAAGCCACCGAACAAACCACCAGACCCACCACCGGCAGCGGCCGCCGCTTGAAGCGCAACCAGACCGCCCAAGATATTGCCTTGGCCGCCACCTTGGCCCTTAACCAGACCAAACCGGCGGGCATATCTTTTGGTCAGAGCGTCGAGAACATTTTGCGTCGCGCCCAAATTCTCTTTGTCGGCTCGAGCAATCTCAGCATTGCGGGCGGCGACAACGGCCGGGTCTTCTTTGGGAGCCTTAGCTTTCATCATCGGAGATAGATTCCTGCGGGGAACGGGTGAACGCGGGCACCGCGCCTTCACGCATAAGATCACGGAAAAGGCCTATTGGTCGAAACGCACGGGACGAACTCCCCACCGCATGGGCCGTAAACGGAACACACCAAATCCCCAGTCTGGTGAGAAAATGCGGGCTTACTTGGCGTTTGACACCCAAGAACACAGCCCCGGCCCGCTGCATTATCAGCAACCAATGGTCAAACTGGGCAGGCGTGAGCGCATCCACCGTGATATTGCCCTGAGTGCAGTCGGTAATGATCCACCGTTCGCAGATTGGGTCATACCAAAACGGGTGACAGTGGCGATAACCTTTGGGATTTAGCAAATCGGTCCAGAATTCCCGGCGATGTCGCCCAACAAACGCAATAAACGCATCGGTCATGCGCGCTTCCTCAAGGCACCGGGCCGGTCACGGCGAAACACACGCGATTGTACGCGGGTGTCGATTGGCTTTTGGGCTCTACCCCCAAGCGTGACCTCTGAAACCTCTCCAGCCCCGGCTAATAGGTACTGAAGCGCGTCCATCGGGTGCGAAGATTTGTTTTTGACGGGCTGAGGAACAGATTGCCCAAGAACAGGCTATGGCCATGATGCAGCAAGGCGGCGGTATGCCGATGGATGGAAGCCAAGATGTCCCGATTGCCTAGAACGT